TGACTCAATAGGTTTATTTCCAGAAAATCTTTTAGATAAGGTCAGAGTCTTTGCTGAGAAACACTTTAATATTGATGGTCTACAGATCTTTGACATTATAATCATTAAATATTGTACAGACTACGGGCTAGTCCCCAAACTAGATATGCATAAAGACGGTGGGATCTTAACCAAGTACACAATAGACTACCAACATAGTTCAAATATAGACTGGGGTGTTATGGTTGAAGATAAAGAGTTTTATCTAAGTGATAATAGTGCACTGACTTTTATTGGCACAAAACAGTTGCATGGTAGACTATCAAGAAAGTTTAATCCTACAGACTATGTACAAAACATATTTTTCCAATTCACAGAAAAGAGAAAATAATGAATAACGAAACAACAATAGATATGGTAAATGGCTTAGCAGAAATTGCTGAGTATATGGAAGATGAAGAACTAACGCAGGCTCTTACCTTTATTGCTAAGGTAATTATTAAGCCAGATATTCCTACACAGGTCGCAACAATCGAGATAGTAAGACTGCAGGCAATCGCAGCAAAGATGGCTTTTAAGGCAACCTGGATGGCCAACGTAGACAAGTCTGATCGTGGTAAGAAGAACTTATACTACACAGCAGCAGAATCAATTAACAATCTTGTATCAGCACTTAAATATATAACACGCTAACTTCTGGTATACTTATAGAAATAGAAAAGAGTTTAAAATGACAAAAAGTTTATTGCAACAAGTTATGGTAAGACCTCCAGTAAAGCCTGTGGATCCAGTAGATCCAGACGGCCTTGTAAAGGCTATTGAGGCTGGATATGTAGCATCGAGAGGAACAAAGTTTCAGACTAAGAAAACTTTTGCTCCTTCAACAATTGCATATTCTCACGGAGAGTGTGCACGATATTGGTTCCTAGCATTCAATGGAAATGATTTTGAAGACAGTTCTGATGCCTATGGCGTTGCAAACATGACTGCTGGAACACTATCTCATGGACGAATTCAGAAAGCAATGAAGGATGCAGGCATCCTAATTGAAGATGAGTTCAAGATTACTTATGTTGATCCACCAATTTTTGGCTATGGAGACGTAATGCTTAATTGGCAGGGAGAAGAACTCCTTGGTGAAATTAAGACAATGATGAGCGAAGCATTTGAATACCGCAAGGCAGCAGGACGACCAAAGGCTGGTCACCTAATTCAGTTGCTTATTTATATGAAGATTCTCAAGAAGAAGAAGGCCGTGTTTATTTATGAAAATAAAAATAATCACGAACTTCTCATTCTTCCTGTAGAAGTTAATGATTACTATGTTCGGTGGGTAGACCAAGCATTTGATTGGATGAGACGAGTTCGTAAGAGTTGGGAAGATCAGGTCTTGCCAACTAAAAATTATAGATCCAATTCAAAGATATGTAAGACATGTCCTGTAAAAAAGGCATGCGACATGGCTGGCGATGGAACTATAAAGATTAGTCCATTGGAGCCACTAGATGAAAAACTGTCAATGGTGTGATCACACTTTTGAATCCACAGTAAGTTATCAGATTTATTGCTCTCCTGAATGCAGAGAGGCAGCAACCAAAGAAAAGATTGCAGCCAGGTATGTTGTAACTAGGAGACAAAAAAGATTAGGCAAAATTCGTCAGTGTAAAAACTGTAATAAAGATTTGTCTATATATAACGATGATCCACTTTGTTTTGACTGCAACGTTAATCCAAAGGATGTCATAAAAGCATTAAAAGAGATTAAAGGGTTTACAAATGGTAAAAAATAAATGGGGTGTAGAGATTATGCCAGAGCGTATTTGTGCTATAGATGCAAGTACAAATAGCCTTGCTTTTGCTATATTCCATGGTGGTCATCTAAAAGAAGTTGGCAAGATTAAGTTTGAAGGCAAAGATATCTACGAAAAAGTAATCGATGCAGGCAGAAAGTCTAAAGGGCTGTTTGATCATATAGTTAATGTTGATGCTATTGTAATTGAACATACAGTATTTATGAACAGCCCTAAGACTGCTGCCGATCTTGCTTTGGTTCAGGGTGCTCTATTAGGTGCTGCAGGCCAGGCAGGAATTAAAACTATAGGCAAGGTTGCACCAATTACTTGGCAGAACTTTATTGGAAACAAAAAGATCTCTAAGGATGAAAAACTATATATTAAAGCGCAAAATCCTGGTAAGTCTGATTCTTGGCTTAAAACTTATGAGCGAGAATTACGCAAGCAAAGAACTATTAACTTTATTAATATTCAGTATGATAAGACTATTACTGATAATGATGTTGCAGATGCTTGCGGTATTGGGCATTGGGCTATAAAAAACTGGGGTAAGGCAATGGGAGTTGACAAATAACGCCATGGCTGCTAAACTATATACATCAGAGGCTTTTATGCGTAAGCGATACCTTATGGATAAAAAGACTCCAGAAGAAATTGCAAAAGAGTGTGGATGTACAGTGGAAACTATATATGTATACCTTGCTAAATTTGGACTAAGGAAGTCAAAGAGATGAAGAATATTAAAAAGATCATTGTAGCAATCACTGTTTTGGGTGCTCTTGCTACTGCAGCCTTTATGTATATTATGAAGAGCATGCCAAATGTATTTGATTGGGACTTAGACGATGAGTGAAAATCTAAACATTACGGTTGACCAAGTCAATCATCCATCTCACTACACAACAGATCCTTCTGGGGTTGAGTGTATTCAGATTACAAGACATCGCAATTTTAATATTGGAAATGCTTTCAAATACTTGTGGAGAGCGGGACTCAAGGATGAATCAAAGACCATTCAGGATTTAGAGAAAGCAATTTTTTATATCAAGGATGAGATCAATAGGTTAGAGGGCAAGTATGTCAACTGAAGAAGATTTAGTTAAGCACTTAGATCAAGTCAACCTTGTAGTTGAGGAGTACCTAAAAGGCAATGATCCAACACAGATTTCAAAAGAACTTGCAATCCCAAGACAAAGAGTTGTGTCCTATATTGATGAGTGGAAAGTTAGTGCATCTAACAATGCAGCGATCCGTGCTAGAGCAAAAGAAGCATTGGCAGGAGCAGACCAACACTATGGAATTCTAATATCAAAATCATATGAAGTAATTGATGAAGCATCTATGACAAATAACCTTAGTGCAAAGACCGCTGCAATTAAACTTGTTATGGATATTGAGTCTAAAAGAATTGATATGCTACAAAAGGCTGGACTACTTGAAAACAAAGAGTTGGCTGATGAAATGGTGCAGATTGAAAAGCGTCAGGAAGTTCTTGTTGGAATCCTAAAGGATATTGCAGCAACTCATCCAGAGGTTAGAGACTTGATTATGAGAAGGCTTTCATCTATTTCTAAAGAAGATGAAGTTATTACGGTAGTTGCTGATGTTTGATGAGTTTCTGGAGGCACTTAAAGATAATAACTTTAGGGAGATGCCAGTAAATGCAAAGACATTTGTTGAAGGTGAAGACTACCTAGGCCAGCCCCCACTATCAGATATTCAGTACGATATTGTAGAGGCTATGAGCCAGATCTATAAATTAGAAGATGTTATTGAAATTCTGGGGGAAGCAGAGGGAACCAGATACTACAAGAAGTACACAAAGAATGAAATTATTCTACAACTAGGAAAAGGATCTGGAAAAGACTTTACATCTACAGTAGCATGTGCATACATTGTATACAAATTACTATGCCTAAAGGACCCAGCAAGATACTTTGGAAAGCCTTCTGGTGACGCTATTGATATTATTAACGTTGCTATTAATGCTCAGCAGGCTAAGAACGTTTTCTTTAAAGGCTTTAAAACCAAGATTGAAAGATCTCCGTGGTTTGCAGGAAAGTATAATGCTAAGGCAGAAAGCATTGAGTTTGATGACTCCATCACAGTTTACTCTGGTCACTCAGAGCGTGAATCTCATGAGGGTTTGAACCTGATCCTTGCAGTTCTTGACGAAATATCTGGTTTTGCTCAAGAAGTTGGAACAGGTAATGAACAAGGAAAGACTGCTGATAATATCTATAAAGCATTCCGTGCTTCTGTAGACTCTCGTTTCCCTGATCTTGGCAAGGTGGCTTTGCTCTCATTCCCTCGTTACCCTGGAGACTTTATCTCACAAAAGTACGATGATGTGATTGCTGATAAGGAAGTGATTAACTACACTCATAAGTTTATTATGAATGAAGAACTTCCAGAAGATGCACCTGGCAACTCCCTAGAGATTAATTGGGATGAAGATACAATACTTTCATACAAGTATCCTGGGGTTTTTGCACTCAAAAGACCTACATGGATTGTAAACCCTACAAGACAGATCAATGACTTTAAGTTAGCCTTTTATACAGATCTTGGTGATGCCATGCAGCGCTTTGCATGTGTTCCAACCTATTCATCAGATGCATTCTTTAAGCAGATTGAAAAGGTTAGAACATGTATGACATTAAGAAATCCATTAGATGCATTTAGAAGATTTGATGAAACATTTAAACCAGACCCAGAT